TAATTTTCAAGGTAAAAGGTAGAGCAATACAAACCGGCATAATAGCCAGCCTGCTCCAATGTGCTGCAAAATGCTTCAACCATTTCGCTACAAACCTGTTTTCCAAGAGCAAATTGCTTTTTCTCTTCCAAATCGAAATAAATTGGATATGCAAATTGCTTACCATGTAAAACTTGCAAGCAGACATTTGCTTCCTGCTGTGCCTCTGCTGCACTCGTGGCGTAACTATACCAAAACGCACCGCAGGGGATTCCATTTTTCTGACAGCCGGCATAGTTCTCTTCAAAATAATCATCAACCTGATTTTTCAGGACTTTTCCGAATCCGGCACGAATCAGAGCGAACGAAACTTTTCCAGATGCTTTTACTTTTGCCCAATCAATTTTCTGTTGACAGTATGATACATCAATCCCATAGAGAATATTTTTGGAAGATGTCAAACCAAAGTACTTGTAAAAATCATCTGTAACCGTGCCATTGCCCTTTGTTTCGTCGCCTAACCAGCGGTATCCCGTCCGGACATCCAGATGCGTGTACTGGTAAGATGTCGTGATGTTAGCGATGCCACCAAAGCCTAAATCCTGAGCCTTGCAACACACCGTCTTGCTGCTGATGGGCTGCCCATCCTGCCCGTAACAGCAAACATCCGCAGCAGTGCCTTTTGTATGCTGACCGCTACTCTTACCGCCAACCGCCTTGTCATGCTCCGGGCAGCGGTAGCCGCTTGTCACAATGATTTTGCTACAATTCAGGGCGGTATAAAGAGATTCCAACTTGTCGATCAATTCAGAAGCGAGTAGCGTTTCGTGAGATTTTCCACAACCGCACCGAAATTCTCGTGCATTGAAATGTGGGGAAAGTTGGGTACTATCTTTATAATCATAATGATTGACTGGCATAATATCATCCTTTCACAAAAAATATTTTTAGAAAAATTTGAAAAAACACTTGACAACCACCAAAATATGTGGTATAATAGAATCATGGAAAGGGGGTGAAAAACATGAGAATGCCAAATAAAAAAGAGCTTCTCAAACTGCTGGACACAGTCGAGAAGCTCACAATCAAAATCATTTCCATTGTCGGATGGGTGAAGATTCTGATTGATGTGATTTTCAGCTAAATGCTGAACGGCTGTAAAGCCGGGGAGGGCGAAAGCCTTCTCCGCTTTACGGTTATATTATAACATGGCTTCTCATAAATGTCAATGCGTGATACAGCGAAAATTATTTTTAAAGTGGTTGAAATTATGGGACTTTTGTTCTTTCTGTTTTACCTGATTTCTTCCATTGTAACGGATGTGGTGAAATGAATCTAAGAAAAATCAGAAAAGAAAAAGGGTATTCTGTGCCGAAGTTGTCCGCTTCGGCAGATGTACCGGTTCGCACAATTGAAAACATTGAAAAACGGAATCAATGTACAGTTGCAAACGCCATCAAGCTTGCTGATGCCCTTGGTGTCACGCTGGATGAACTTTGCAGAGATAACCCAGAACAGACTGAAACCGAATAACCCGATGCCGTCCGGCAGCTTTTCCGCTGCTGGGCGGTTTTCTTATTCAACTACAATTGTTCTGATTTCATCGAGATTGTAAAAACCAATCCAAGCTTCATTTTTTATCACAATAAAAAACTTTCCATCATAGGTGTAGTCATCCCATTCACTTTTCTTCCACTCAGCAAATTTTCCATCTTTCATCGTAACTGTGATTGTTTCATATTTATCTGGACAAGGAGGAATGCAATTTGGCATTGGTGGATGCGTTTCAGAAATCAATTCCTTCAACCCTTTCCCTGACAAAATATCATCATATTTTATTAGCTTTCTTCTATTCATCGTTCAACCTCCGGCAGCCCTGCCACGGATGTCAAAACAGACAATACCCCAGCCAACAGAGCAGCACTGCCTACAGCAATCCAATTGACATCTTGCATCACGGCAGCTACGCCGATGGTTGCCACGGCGGTCTGTGCCATGGTTTTCACGGCTCTGACTGCCGCAGCCTTTGCCCAAAGTTTCCAGTTTCTCATGTTATGCTCCTTTCTCTTCAGTCGGCAGTGCCATAAATTCTTCGTGCAAGTGTGTCATCACACCATTGCCGCCCAATTCATGATACTGCTGATACATGTTTTCATAATTTTCTTTTGCGTAAATCGGTGCAAACCCTGCATCAATGTACTTGTTATAGCAGTGTAACATCCGGTCACGGAGCAAGGCTTGTACGCCAAATTCCAGTGCCTTTTGTCGCATTTCCTGTTCTTTCATTCGGGCTAAAATTGCTCTTGTCCCAATTCCAAGAATTCCAGACGCACTGATTACAGATAAAAGAATTGTAATAATACTGCTCAAAAAATTCACTCCCACTTATGATGAAATTTTCAGAATCTGAATTGTGATTTTGTCACCATCATTTACGGTTGTTAGCCCAAAATAAGTAGAAATATCCGTATATCGCATAGTATAATCTACGTTACGAGTCAAATATAATCCGTTTTTATACACGTTTGCAACTGCTTTCCCAGCGATTTCGTCGTCTAATGAGTATCTGTCTTTTGATACAGGAACGTCACCGTTTCCGTTTGTAATAGTATATTGTGTTGTATCCTCTAACAATTTGATTTTGTTTTGTTTCTTGTCATTCCACCAAGCATTAAAGTCAACCTCTAAAGTTTGTAATTCTGTTTTAGAATCAGTCAAAAACTTGTCAAACTGTGTCTGCTGTGTACTTAGAGCAGTATCAATCTGACTTTGTGCATCTGCTACAAATTTATTTGTTTTTGCCTGTGCATCTGTAACAAATCCGGAAATTTGTGTCTGTGCATCCGCCACTGTTGCAGTAATTTGACTTTGTGCATTTGTTGCAGCTTCCTGCACGACATTCACAATATTTTCCGTTCCTGTGATGCCGACTACATACGGACAATTCGCAGCTCCACGATTATCGTTTACGTTTTCGGCATTGATAACGGTTGCCTGTGCAGGTACATACACATAAGCAAGCACAAACAACTTTGCGGAATCAGTGTCCGGAACATCTGGTTTTTGCGGATCAGCTGCCGGTGTCCCTTTATGTACATCAATATAGCCGTTTCTGTATGCTTCATCCAGATTGACCGATACACAAACTGCATCCCATCGAGGGTTCTCGCTGTCTGCCGCATCAATCTCGACTTCCAGAATATCCGTATTTCTCACATACTTATTTAAGATTTTTGCTCTGCCTGTGTCAACCTGAACGCCCATCGTAGACCCATCGGCAAAAACTCTAAATTCTTTTCCAATGCCTGCATAAATCCCGTCAGAAATCAATCCTTCGAAATAATCTGAAAAATCATCTGCCCCATACAGGCGGTCATGATTGATACTGTCATAAAATCCACTTTTTATCATGATTTCATCTCCCAGTCTGAAAATGTTGGCGTTACTCTGTAACCGTTTTCGTCATCCGCTTCAATTACTTCCAAAACTCGTGCATTTGCTTTCATGCCGTATTCATTTTCAATGCTTACAAGGTCGCCTAAATTCCAATCCCGGCGGTATATAAATTGCAGTGTTGTGTCCACTTCTCCGGACAGTCCCTCAATGATGCAAGTTTCAAACAGCTTTTCTTTTCCACGCTGTCTTAAAAGTATCCCATATTCAGCAGCAGTGTAATATGTACCATCATCTTTTTTCATTCTTAGGTCACGAGCATCCACAAAAATTTCCCGGCGGTCTAATTGCTTCGGAACATTGTGTTCATCGGCAGAGTTCCACGTCTTGTGCGTCCAAATAACTGATCGGTCAGCACCTTCCCCTTCTCCGGCAATAAAAGCCATCGTTTTATTATTCTCATCGTCCAAAACATATTGGCTATTGATTAAGTTGTAGTATTTCGGCGAAAAAATAACAGGGGTATTTTCCTTTTGGTCAAATGTCCGATCAACGCCTTTGTAACATGTAAAATTAAACCCATCCTTTTTGTCTGTAAAAACAAATCTAAAACTAAATCCATACTGTTTGCAGATGCTGAAAATAGCATCAAGAAGATTCTGATATTGATATATATTCCAATAAAGATATCCTTCTTCTTGGTCGAGTGTCACACCATACAAATCTTTTATAATGTCAATTTCACGGTCAGCATATTTTGCAGCCATGCCTTTTGCTTCCAAATTAATCAGATTGCAGCACAATGCTGATGGAGAACTTGCAGCGAAAGAGCCGGCATTTGCAACGACCCTATAGGATAAGATGTTTTCAACGCCACGTCCGGAAATAATAAAATAGTTCCCGTTTTCTGCATCTGTCTTGATTTCGATGTGTTCAATCATCATCGTGTTTTCGCAGTCTTCCCGGAAAACATAAAATCCAATCTGCAAGTACTGTAGTAAATCTGGATCAGCCGGAATGTATAGTTCAAAATCCCCAACATCCCAGTAACGCCGTGTCCAGATCAGGGAACGATATTGATCAATTACAGCAACCCTTTTAAAAGTTTGATTCAATATGTACAATTCCAAGTCATCATACCCCCAGTAATAACTTGTCAACTGTGATAGTAACAAGCAGATTTTCCGGTTTTTCGTCTGCTCCATAGGTTAGACGATTTTTCCCGGGCAGCAGCTGCACCCACTCAAAACTTTCGTCCATCGTGTTCAGAATATTTTTGGTTGTTCCATCCGCAAATGTCTTTACAATAGACAAATGATGTTTATTGGTGTTTACTGTGATTTTTTCGCCTTGATTCAGCGTTGTTTCTGTGCCTGTCAGCTTCATGGTTTGATTGGATGTCAAATTAGTTAGCCATGGTCTGGATGTGATTTTTCCAATTGCCTTAAATTCGACCACCATTCCCGTTGGCACCAGTCCGGCATTGATAATACCAGATGTGCTGTAATTCCGTTCAGAAACGGGAATCGGTTCGCCAATACTGATGGAAAACGGAAATTCAAAACGGGATTCTGATACTGACAGAACCAATGTTTCTTTCTTTGCACTTCTAAAATACGGGTCATTGCAAATAATGGATACCTGTGCAGTTTCATTATTGCTGAATAAGTCACATTCAAATGTTTCTACGTATCCATCAATGTAGACATCATGCAACCCATTCCGGAAATAGATCCGGACGACTTTTCCCAGCGGAAAATGTTCGTATAAAGCATTCCGGTTTTGCTCCACGTCTGGAAACATCTTGATATATAGCACAATATTTCGCTTGTTGATTCTGCCGGAGTTATAAACCTCTCCGTCTACGTTGGCAATTGTGCTAAAATTCAGCGTTGCTCCGGGTGGGGCTAATCCATCTATTTTATAAATGCAAAAATTAGCGTTATTTGTAAAATCAATCGTTTTTGTTTTGACGAAATACAAAAAAATCACCCCTTTGCATTCAGCAGATTTTTGGACTGCCTGTAAATATCATACCGAGATAGTGCCTTTGGGCTGTTGTTTGTTTGATTAAAGTTGTAATTGTTGACAACTTGCGTTGTTCCAGCCGCTTTGGATATGCCTGCTCCAATATTCAAATCACTGGAAACATTTGCAATCGCAGATTTCGCAGCCTGTAGCGTTTTCTGTGCGGATTTCTGCATTGCATTCACAGCGGTCTTTGTTTCATCTTCGATACCCTCTGCCATGCCCATCGGCAAGAATTTACCAATCTGATCCGCCATGACTTTAGACGGGGAATTGATGTCAAAGAAACTTCTCAGCCCATCTAAAACGCCCTGACCAAATCCCTGAATTTTATCCCAAATCCAGCCTGCCATGTCATTGATCCCATTCCATAAGCCTTCCACAATATCAGAACCAATGCTATAGATTTTATCTGGCAAGCCGCTAATGCCATCTACAATGTTATCCCATAAATTCTGTGCGGCTTCGCTCGCCTTGCTACCAAGATCACTTGCAAATGTTGTGACTTTTCCAATGATGTCTGTCAGCCAGTTCCAGAATTCGCCCGGAAGTTCCTGTATTTTCGTGGCAATGTTCTCAAAAAAGTTGCTCGCTGCTTCGCTGGATTTCACCTGCATTTCAGCTACCCATGTTACAACATTGCTGATTACATTTGTCAGCCATTCCCAGATTCTTCCCGGCAGTTCTGAGAAAAACTGCACAATAGAATCAATGATTTCCGGAATTTTTTCTGTTACAAAGGTTTTGATATTCTCTGCCCATGTCAAAATTGTTCCGATTGTCGCCCCGATTGCATAACCAATCTTATATGGCAAATCGCTGAAGAATTGTACAATCCCGTCAATGATTTCTTGTACCTTCTGGTCAAAGGTCAATTTCATTTCAGCTGCCCATTCAATGATTTTCCCCGGCAACTGTTTCAGAGAATCAACAATAGCTTGTATAAATCCTTGCATGGACGTTTTCGCATTCGTCCCTAAATCAGAAAACCATTGCTTGATACTTGTCCAGACCTCTGATAATTTCTCGCCGATTTTCTCCGCAAGCGGTGTCAATCCCTCTACAATTGCATCTAAAATTTTCGGAATTGCAGCAACCAAAGCTGCCAGAACTTTTGGAATTGCCTTTACAATCGCCATAAAAAGCTTTACTCCGGCAGAAAGAATCTTTGGGGTTGCATTGGTTAGGAATTCTGTAATTGCAGCAATAATGTCCGGTAATGCATCAACAAGGCTCTGAATGATGTCCGGCAGAGCATCCACCAACGCATTCAAAAGTTCGGTTGCAGCATTTAAAAGCTGTGGATAGCATTGTGCAACAAAATCCACAATTGAGCGAATAACATCCGGTAATGCAGCAGTCAGCCCCTGAACAATTTCCGGCAATGCAGCAATCAAACCGTTCAGCATGGTTTTAGCTGCTTCTAAAATTTGCGGTGTTGCTGCGGTCAGCCCATCCACCAAAAGAGGGATCAAAGATAGTAACTGATCCAGTAAGCCCGGCAACGCTTGCACGATTGTATCAAAAAGCGTGGTAATTCCACTTAAAATTTGTGGCGTTGCATTTACCAGCATTTCAATAAGAGACGATATAAGTTCGGTCATGGTTGTTCCAAGGTCTAATTCTTTGAGTGCAGTAACAAGCCCTTGAAATAGCTGCATCGCAGCACTTAAAAGCTGCGGTGCAAGTGTAATGATTTCCTGTGCAAGCTGTGTAATAATGGTTGTAAGACTTGTCAGCAATTGCGGTGCAACGGTTACAATTCCATCTGCAAGCGTCATGACAATTTCTCCGGCAGCGGTCAATAACTCCCCGGAGTGCTCTGTGATTCCGCTAAGAATGCTCTGAATAATCTCCACGCCGATATTTACAACGGTCGGCAAAACGCTGGTAATGGTTGTTGTTAAGGTTGTCAGGATATTTCCGACAGATGATCCAATCTTTTCGCCTGCTCCGTCTACACCATTGGTCAAATCCATAAATGCACTGGCAAGATTTTCAACATCCGGAACAATTTTTGCAAGCACCCCAGATGCAAACGTGGTGAACATGGCAAGTACTGGCGTGAATGCCGTTCCAATTTGGGCGATAGAGTTCTTCATTTCGAGTTGTGCAGCGTTCAAGTCCATAACAGCCTTGTTATTTTTCTTGTACTGCTCCCCAAGGTCGCCATATAACCCATCCAGAGTATCAACAATTAGCTGCTGCCGCTGCTGTTCATCATCACAGGCTGCCAATTTGGCATTAAAATCATCTTCGTTTTCGCCTGCCCAGTTCAAAGCATCCGCCAAATTACCTGTAACCTGTCCAACCTTTGCGGTTTCGTTGACAGATTCCGCCAAACCGTCAAGTGGTATTGAATCGCCATATTTCGCCCAGATGCCAGCTGAACTGTTGAGCAGGCTGTTCAGATTCTCTGTGCTTGTCCCCATCGCCATGAAGTTTGATACAGTGGTATTTGCAGCGGTTTCATCGCCCAAAACACCATACATGTCCTCAAACATTTTTCCGGCTTTTTCGCTGCTGATTCCGGCAGATTCCGCAGCAGAATTTAACTTTGCCATGTTATCATTAAATTCCTTGCTGCCCTCTGTTGCTGCAACTAAGCCTGCTCCCAACCCTGTCAGAGCCGTTCCCAGTCCAGTCAGAGCCGCTTTCCCAAGAGATCCAAGAAATTCTTTTAACTTGCCACCGGATTTTTCTGCTTCATCGCCGGTATCTTTGATTTCTTTGTTCGCATCGTCCAAAGATTTTTCGACTTTTTTAGCAGAATCTCCCGTTTCATCCAGCGTGGTATTATATTTGGATATTGCTGCTTCATTCCCCTTAATAGCAGCTTTCAAGCTATTAATTTTAATCTGCATATTCTGTGAAGCTTCGGAATTTTCACCCTCACTTTGCACAATCTCAGCAAGTTTCTTTTCATATTCCGACAGAATTGTGGAATAACTCTTGTTTACGGTCTTTAATTGTGTGATTTTTGCAGTTAGTCCATCAGCAGAATCGCTCCACTTATCCATTCCAGCAGTCGCTACTTTGAACTCTGAGTTTGCAAGAGCAATTTGTCGGTTTGCTTCCTGCAAATTGCTTTTCAGTTCCGAAATATCAACTTTAAATTTCGTTGTTGTTTCTTTCGATTTTGCCATTCCTTATCACCACCATTAAAACCAATTGTCCCTTGCCGGTCGCATCATGCGAGCAGGCTTTTTCTTTTGCTTGCTATGTTTCACTGTACGCTTCATCAGTAAAATTACTTCATGAGCAGGATATTTCCGCACTTTAATTGGATCTAAGCTACTGAATCGGTCGCATAAACTCACAGTAATATCAAAAAATGTATCATATAAGGACAGCTTTCCGCCGCCCATCATCAGTTTCCCTGATTTTTTCCGTTGTCCAATGTCTTAATTTCAGAAAAGCAATACTTGATTGCCTGAATAAAAATCGGTACCAATTCGCTGACCTTTGTCCGGCGAATCTCTTCTTCTGTAACATCTTCAAAAATCTGCATCAGCAATGGTTTCAGCTGCGGCAGCAATTTCAGAATCATTCCACCGACTGCCGCTTTATCATCCACCTTGTCCAGATCTACACATTGCACAAGGTCTTCCATTGTACCCCACATCAAGTCAAACTGTGTCGCTGTGTAAGTCTTTTCCAATGTTTTTCCAGTCTTATCATAAATTCTCAGTTTCATATCCATTATCATTTCCTCCGTTTAAAAATAGGCACCACACAATGTGGTCGTGCAGTGCCTAAATAAAATATCAATCTGTGTAAAGTTTACGCTGTCTTCGCTACTACATCATCCGGTGCCATAACCTTTGTGAACCATTCGTCCAAATTATCAGCCCGTGCATAGCGTTCATCGACCACAATACCAGTAATAGATTCTGTTCGCTGTGCGGTCTGTGTACCCTCTACTACAACGGTTGTATCGTCTCGATACGCAAATTTATGAATGGTGCTGATTGCAGTATAGGTCAATTCCATATTGGTTGTATCAATACTGTCAGATTCGGTGTTGACTTCTTCGGACGGGATAGCAAATACACCCTTGTATTTCCATGCAAACCGCCAGAAACCATCTGTTCCCTTTGTTTTGTAACCAATGCAGAACTGCTTCGGTCTGGTTTCCCCTTCGATCAGCATGCCCTTTGTTGCATCAAATGCCTGACCGGTAATGTCTGCCAGTGTTGCCAACTTCAACGGAGCAACTGTAAGTGTAAATGTTTCTGCACCCTTTGCAGGAATTACAATCATACCTCTGTTGTCATAGAAGTGCGTTTCGCTGGAAGTTTCCACTTCTTTTGCAATTGTTGCAACATACGCCAATCGCTTTGGCGTTGTAGTAACAAATTTCTCCTCACTATCTTCTAAGACCTGTGAATAATACAAATCCTGTACGCCACGATATTCAAAAACGCTGTTAGAATTATCTGCCATGGTTAAACCTCCTCATTGTTTTCACGGATTTTGAGAATCTGCACAGATATTCCACGCCCGATGTGGGTATCCAAGTCACTAACCGCATCGTAAGCATCGCCCCATGCTTCAAATCCATTCTTTTTTAACTTTTCAATTGCTTGCCGCAGAACGTCATAGCATTTTTCCGGTTCAACGGCATAAAAATTGACATCATAGGTGTATAATGTCGCATATTCCTGATTGTCATAAGCACGATTCAAATCGCCAGAAACCTGCCAGAACGTGAAAAAAGCATCTGGATACGGTTCATCTTCCAGCAAACTTCCCTGCCGCCGAATCGGATACCCAAATTCTGATAATAGTTCAATCAAACGGTCTTCCATCGGTCACCCCATATTCCGTTCAATCCATTTTTCAATGGCTTCTCTTTGCAAATAGGTAATTGCAATTTGCGTTTTCCTGCCATAAACAGCATCATACAGCCCCGGAACGGCTGCCATTGGCGGTTCGTGTCGAGGTGTTCCATACATCAGGAAATTAGATACCAAACTTTCCGACAGGTTAAACCCGATTTTTATTTCACCAGTAAAGCCCTTCCATTCAACGGAAAAATTCTTATCCAGTGTTGCTTTCGTGTCCCCTGTCCAGAACTTTCCATTTGCTGGCATGTTGGCTTTTCTCATAATTGCAGTGACTTGCTCATTGACGTATTCTTTGGATGCTTTCAGGGCGGCTTCTGTTGCTTTTTTCAGCCCTTCTTCCCCTGCTGCCCGGTCAATGCTCTGCATGAGTTCCTGCCAACCGGAAAACTGTAAGCCGATTCGATTCTTCTTTCCCATGATTACGCACCTCCGGAAACAGCCCTGATTTTGAATTTCAAGATTTGATTCCTCATATTGATGTTTTCTGGTGTTCCAATGACTTCATATGTTTTCCCGTCCGCATTCTGAATCCGGCAGTCTGCTTTGATATCAGGTCGATACCAAGTTTCAATGACTGCTGTATCTTCAATTGTGACCACATCATTATTCGTGCGTTCTGTTCCGCCGAATGTTTTAAAAGATGCATAAAACAGTATCCCAGTTTCCGGATAAACTTTTTTTGTTATGCCCTTTATCAGTTTTGTTTGTGGAATCAGCAGCCATAATGGAACGACAAACGGCTCATTCGGTCGATAATTGGACAATTATGCATCTCCCTTCTTATAAATCAGCTGGATTGCACGCTGAACAAAATACTGTGATAATTCCGCCGTGCCCATCCCATAATTCCATAGGTCAGAAACACCACGGATAATCACACCGACAGCCTCCGGACTGTTTACGACCGCATCCGCTACGCCAGCATCCAGCAAAAACGCTTTTACATCATTGATGTAGGTTTTCAGCGTTTCATCCTGATACGTCCCCGTGATATTCAGACCGATTTTCACTTTTTCCAACAGTTCTTCGGCTGTCATGTGATTCACTCCTTACTTTGCAGACTTCTTCAGCACGAATACAGAATTGACATCCAGCAGCTTGCCGTCCATAATGCAAAGTCCCTTATTGTACCATACATTCTTGTCATCGCTAAACCACCGCTTGAATGCCAGCTGCAAATTGGTGTTGATTGCATAATCATTCGGGCGGAAGTAAATTGCGAATGCATCCCCGTCCGCTGCTGCATCAAAGTCTTTCATAATGTCTGGCTCCACGAGGATGACTTCCCGTCCTGCAAACTTGCAGGATACTGTACCATTGACCGGATCATATGTTTCCATGTAAAGTGGTCTGTCGTTCGCATCCTTCAACGTCATGATCTGAGATTCAAACGTTGCAGCAGTCATTACCAGAACGCCTTCCCCACGATAAGCCAACGGCACTTTTGCAAACAGCTTTGTTCTCCACTTTGTCCAGTCTGCAAGTTCTGCCGCAGTAAAGGTGATCTTGTTTTCTGCCTTTACCCGTGTATCATTGAGAATGCCCATCGGCTGACCGCTGCCAGTGCCGGACAAGATCACACGGTCAAATTCCCGTGCAAATGCTTCGGAAAGCAGCCGTGCCATTTCCGTTTCCAGCGTATCCAGCGTAACGACCTGAGAAAGCAAGGACTGAGAAAGACGTGCTTCCACAATGTGATAGCCGAAAGATACGCTGGTCTTGATTTTCGGAACTGCCTGTGTATCAGAAACAGTCGTTTCCGTAATCCAAGAAACCGTCGGAACCAGTTCTTCAATCGGAAATTCTACGCCGCCCTTAACATTCAGCTTCCGGACACAGTTATACAAGTTCCCATAGACTTTCAGTTCCTTGATAAACTCGTTCATGATGGTATTCGGAATCACCTTGCCGACATCCGATGTAATCAAGGTTTCATCTGCACGCTTCTGGTAGTTCCATTCGCCGGTCTGCACATACTGCATAAATGCTTTCCGATATTCCATGGAATCCAGTGCATTTCCGGTTCTTTGTTCTCCCTGCGGATTCATTGCAAACGATGCAAGATTTCTTGCCTGCATCGGATTAAATGCAGACCGCTGTCCGGTTGCATCATCGTCTGTTTTGCCAGCAGAATCACTTCCGGCATCATCCTGATTATCGTCCTTTTCTGCTTCTTTCAGCTGTTCTTCTGCATCCTGTAATTCTTCTTTCAATGCCAACAGGGTCTTCCCAAGGTCTCTTACTTCCTGTGCATCTTTGGAAGTTTCAAGTTTTGCCTTGAGTGCCTCGATTTCTTTCTTTCTTTTTTCAATCAGATTTTTCAGAAATTTTTTCATATGCTCATACCTCCAGTAAATATTTCAGTTTCAGCTTTTCCAGTTCTACATCTTCGCTGCCTTTGGAACGTGATTTTCTGGCATCTTCAACCGCTCGCTTGTCACGGGCAGAAATTTCAGTACTTTCATATGCTGGAAATGTCACAGCAGAAACCTCTGCAACCTGTCCAATACTATTGATGTATCGGGTCGGATGGTCGGTATCTAATCCTTCCCATTCATCTCCAGTAATCGTAAACATAAAGGACATACCGGAAATATCGCCACGCTGCACAGCAGAATATAACGCCTTTGCATCCGGATTGTTTTCCACGTCCAACTGTACTTGTATAGCTAACCCATCCTTGTCACGCTGGAGCTGCATCGTAGAATTTTTGTTTCCGGCTTTTGCCCGTGCCAATGGAATCATGCCTGTATTGTGATTGACCAAAAACCGCACATCAGATAAATCTGCATCATCCAACGCACCTCGCCGAATAATTTCATCGTAAAATCCCAAATCAGTTTTCATTTCAAAAACAATCGGTCTTCCAACCAGATAAGAACCGCCATCGCTGTCTGTATCTGCTCGAATGTCAAACATAAAATTTCTTTTGCAAAATTCAGGCATTGCATTGCACCTCCTTACATAATTGTAATATCATTGATTTTTGGAGAACTGTTGTCGCTTGTTCCCGACCATGCCAAATAATATTCACCTGCCGGAACACTCGAAATATCAACGGCTTCTGTTACGCCAGCTGTTGCATACACATACTCAAAATCGACTTTGACAATGTTTTCGTTGTCCGCTGCCAGCAGGCTTTGAATTGATGTCGCCTTTTCTGCATCTGTCGCACCGATAACCAGACCAGCAGGAATGAACTTGAAAAATTCCCCGTCTTTCATCGAGCTTGAAATGTACCCATATAACAGCAACTGTGTCGGGCTGATGGTCAGTGGCGTGGTGCTAAAAGTCGTCACTTGCTGATTCCATCCGAAATCCGTATTATTATAATACAAGGAATGATTGGAATCTGCATTGCAAAATGCACTTTCCGCTGTGATATATTCCTGCAAAGATTTCAGCCCCGTTGTTGTCAGCGTGTAAATCGTACCTGTATAGTTTGTATACATTGCGTTATCAAACACATAATAACGGGTCGTGGTTGACCCTGTGCCAATCAAATTTGGCGTAATGATAGATGACCCATCCGCATTATTGACTTTCAGCCGATATACGGTCGGTGTGTTTTCATAGATTTCAATCGTTGGAGAAATACCATCTGTTCCCGGTTCGCCATCTTTTCCGGGTACACCGTCTGCACCATTCCCACCCGGTGTCCCAGCCGCTCCGGCTGCTCCCGTTTCCCCGGTATCTCCCTTGTCGCCCTTTGCACGTCCGGCATTGATGATTGACCCATCCGACAATGTAACAATTAGATCTCCGTCATTGTTAATCGTGCAATTTTGGACAGAAACAGCCGAACCGCCACCGCCACCGCTTTGCTTGATTTTTTTGTTTAAAATCGCATATAGCAACAAATCCATCTGTAACCACCACCTTTACAGCTTGTACCATTTTGACTGGTACAAAATATAGACATCGCCAGTATCCGCTGCAAGAAACATTGTGCCTTCATCGTAATCTGTCTTGAGTGTTGCAACATCAGAGGACAACCCCAGCAACTTCCAGCAAGATGCATAATTAAGTTCCTTCATCCGTGCTTCCACCTTCCTGTATTTGATATTGCTTTGCATCATTTACATTGATGTAATTTAATGACATCATCCGCACACCGGACAATTCTTTCAACGGACGCATTCCAAATGCTGCCCGTTTTTCGTTTTCGTACAAACTGCCGCAATCTCCCAGCAAACGAATCATTTCCAAAGTCTGATCCGTTGTCATAAAGACCAGATTTTTCGTGTAGAATGTAATTTCATTCCCAAATGACTGCTCTCGTGCGGTCAAAAGAGCCTTTGTAAAATTTTGCGACAGCGATATGACAATTGGTTCAATGGTTTTCTGGAAGAATGCTTCATATTGTTCCTTTGTATAGTCCCCTGTCAAAATACACAGTGGAACGCCAAAGTATCGCAGTATCTTTTCATCAATAAATTTGAGTGTATCTGCATCCACAAACTTTATCGTTCGGGTAATCGGAATAAATTCTGCCTTATTGTCCAACGCTAAGAATCCACTCTGTGATTTTGCGAGTTTTTCCTCCAGTTCTTTCATTGCTGCTTCCGTCTTGCCGTCGTCCATTATGGTATTGTACTTAACAACCCCATTGACCGCACAACTGGAAGACATCGCAACTGACAAATTATGCAGTAATTTATAGTTCAGATCCAATGTGTCCAGCAAGGCTTGATTATCTGGCTGCCCACATTCATTCCCACCCATATATTCACTCACACTGTAATTTTTCCGGATGTGAATGATGTCTGCATAGTTCAGCGTTGTTTCATAATTGTTTGCAAACGTGAATTTCACAAACAGTTTTCCGGCTGTATCCTGCAAAAACACAACATTCTGCGGTGCAATCGGATATAATCCCGTATAAACCTTTGTCACACTGCCATTTGCATCCTGTCTGGTGTAATAAGTCGGAATAATAAATGCATTATAGTTCAAATACAACTGCCAAATCACTTTTTCAATGAAATCCGCTGTTGTCATCAGTTCATTCGGGGCATTCAGCAGCGTTTGCAGTCCACTCTGAATCGGAATAGAATCAGAGCCATCCTTTTTCACGTGCATCGGAATCAGTTTTTTGCACTCCGAAACAATGCAATTGATTGCCTGCTGTACAACATCGCTCGCATAGATGTTCTGCCCAAACTGCGAATAAATCGGTGTGAATCCGTTCAGGATGTCTGCATACTTTTTATTCTTGCTTCCATGGATCAATTTATCGAACTGATCACGTAACCAGCCCAAGCGATCACCCCCTATCTGGATTGCCGAATCAGCTGTGTAAAGTCTGTGCGGTATCTTCTGTACATCTCATACAAAATAATCATCGTAACAGCCCCGTCAATTCGCTTCGCACGTTCTGTTTTTACGCACAGAGCAAAATTATCAACGGTTTTTATACCAGCGTTTTTCAAGCACCATTTATCAATTTCATTGTTATTATAGTTAATCAGCTGATGTTTCAGGTCTGCTTCACAATATTTCAGTGCATTGGATAATGTGTAAGCGTTCTGCAAAATCAGCACCAAATCTTCGTTTTGTTTCGTCCAGCCGTAATAATCCATACGATTCATCCAGTCACGGCTAAATCGCTGGTCATATCCGCACCGCCACAAGCGAATATCATAATCCGTGTACAGCTTGTAAAACCAATCTGCAACAACGGACAAATCAATGTCTGTTCCGTCTGTAATTGTAAGCAGTCCGGCTTTTGCCCAATCTTTATACCTTGCACCAGCAATCCAGTCGTCCGAATCTTCCAATTTTGACTGTGGAATAAAATACATGGTGTGAATGTATTTGGTTTTGTCGTCCGGCTTCATCATCAAAATCTTTGCACAGGTCAGGTCGGTTGTTTCCGACAAGTCCACTGCACCCAAACAAATGCAGCCACGAAATTCTTCCAAATCATAAACCGCACCATAATCATAGTCTTCCAGATTCAGCCACGATTCTACTGCATTTTGCTTGATGTTAAAGTCTTTCGGTAGTACAAAAATACGATCTGCTTTGGATGCTCGTGCAAGATCTACCTGTTCTCGCAGATAATCCCATTTTTTCACGATTCCCAGCGTTGGATTACTTTTCACCCAAGTGCGTTCATCCTGCCACACTTCGTTTTCAGAATCCTGTGTATAAAGCCACGGCAAAAGTCGCTGCCCTGCAAGCGTGTCATCTTCTCCACTGATTACAGCCCGTGCTTTTTTCAGTTCATCGTCTAAATAGCCGCCAACCACAAAGCCTTCGGTCGTGATATTAATAAATTTCGGGTTTTCTTTCAAGCTCTGCGACTGTTCAATAGATTTCCCGATGATGTTTTCTTTCATTTCGTGGGTTTCGTCTATGATTGCGAAATCAATATTACGCCCTTCTTTGTTTTTTGTCCGGTCGGACAGCTTAAAAATCTTCGACCCATTCACTTTATTGAGGATAAATAGCTGATTTCGCTTTGTATCCAAATCGTCCGGATCAATCAACCGCCGCATGGTGTCAATTGCATCGTAAGTAATGCTTGCTTGATTGTCATCGTTGGAACTGCACACAATATCTGCACCGTTATTTCCAACAATCAATTCAGACAAGCCCAAAGCGGAACAGGTTTCCGACTTTGTATTCTTTCTGGCAATCAGTAAAATGATTTTTTTGAACCGGTCAAATGTGGTTTCGCTCATTTTGAAGCTGTAAATTGCTTCGATAAAAGCTTTTTGCCAGAGCATCAGCACCATCGGCTGATTATAATACGGTGATTTTGTCAGCCGGACGCACTTTTCCATGAAATTGATCCGGATTCGTGCATCTTTGGTATCATAATAAAAGGCATCGTTCAGAAAATCGGCTTTTAAGTTTTCTAACTCCTGCCACAATTCCTGCCCGACAAGGATTTCACCACATGCAATCCGTGCATGGTATTCCAGCAAAAAAGAATTATCCGGTGTCCAGATTTTCTTTTCCTTGATTAACATGCACAGTCCATCCCTCTTTCTCTTGCCCACGCTCGCAACGGACTTTCCTGCTGATCTCCGTTGTCATCGGAAATACGGGCGACAATCTTCACAACATTGGTGTACTGCTGCAAAAATTCCCGATACTGTTTTGCTGCCGGTGTTGCCTTCTGCTGAGACGGATTTTCTGCATTGATCCGAATCATCGGCAGCTTTTCTAGTTCTTCCAGCTTTGTTTCCAGAAAAATCATGCGGTCAATCAAGGGCAAAATTGCAATGCTGTTCGATTCATTCACGATTTTCAGCAATTCTTCTCTTCGATTCATTTCTTTCCACCATCTTCCAGAATTTCAAATCCAAAAATCTCATTTTTCAGGTTTCTGCGAGACGGCTGCACCCCTATCATCAGTTAGCCCTCACTCGTTCTTTTTTCGATGTGGGGGGTGGGCAAAAATTTTTCCCACCAATCCAAAATAAATTTTTCCCACATTTCTTTATCTCTATTGTCAGAAAGATTTCGCAAACGGTCTAAGCATTCTTCCTTGCTGGTATCCACAAAGATTTCACGAGCGTTCAAACTCTTCTGCAATCGTTCCCGTTCGCTGCTCAATGGATAGCCGCCGATCAGATAGGCGTTCTGCCATTTCCCTCTCCGTGTGCGAATCATATCAATCAGCAAATCACGCACACCAAACGCAACAGCGTTCAGTCTTGGCGGTTTGACATATCGTTCTTGCATGCTGATGCATTGCCAAATGTTATCCATATCCACAACCAAATCACCAGCTGACATACTCTGCTGTACCAGTGTTGTCTTACCAGACAACGGACAGCCATACACCAGATAGACTTGTCGTGTGTAATATCCCAGCTTGTTGTGAATCTTGTTGTGGCAATGATGATGCACCAACATGACATTGTCTGGATTCAATGCAATCATTGCATCTGTTATGTTTTGGTCAGTCAGTTCGATTTTGTGGTGTCCGATGCAATCATACTTATGCACAATCGGCTTTCCGCAAAATTCACACAGCAATTCTCCCTTTTCGTTTACCCGTTCCATCCGGAGAACTGCCATCAATTTCACCCAAGGCTTCGACTGATAGAAACTACCATTCATTCGTAAACATCCCTTTTGCTCTTGCAAGTAATTCCGATGCTCTCAGCCGGAAACGCATATCTTGCTTTTCATCCAGAAAAATTTCCGTCCAGAACGATTGAATCTCTGCAATGGTCGCCACATGCTTTCGTGGATCATTTTCACACAAGCTATTCAGATATGCAATATACTGTTGTACTTCCGGACGTGCAACTAATTTAGTGGCATTGCCCCTTGCATACTTTTTGGAATATCCTGCCCGAATTACGGATTGTTCCGCATTTCCGGCACATTCTCCGCAGTAATAAGTTGCAACTAATTTATATTGCGGTTTTACGTTCGGTTCATCCATCTTCCATCACATGCTTATCAGCATCTGACCGTTCAATTTGATAGGCTGCTTTGCATGGATTCTTCATGTTTTCCCCTCCATCGTCAATATTAACAAAAATGCCGATACAGGTATTTCCCTATATCGGCAAAATCCATATTATAATTGTATCATTTATTTACAAGAAAAACAATGAAATTCACTGCAAATCGCTGCAATTGTCTGCAAACTTTTGGAGAGCTTCTTGCAACTTGTAGCTGATTGTGCGTTCCGAATAATGCATATGGTTTGCAATGTCCTGAACCTGCTCCATGTTTAAATATTTGCGGATTAGGATTGCTTCTGCAATTGGATCTCTAAGCTGATGTATCGCCGTTTTAATTTCTGTTCGGCACACTTCGACCACTTTCCGCTGCTTCTGGCACATCTGTTCTGCTTCCGGATCTTCTTCTTCATGCTTTTGTTTATAATCCTCCAAAGCAGCTAATTTGATTTTTTCTTTTTCCAGTCTGGAGAAAAACACGTTCTCTTGACTGGTTTCTGCCTGTTTATCTTTCATCGTAATACTCCTTAATGCACCGGATTGCTTCATCGAATCCATAGCAGACCTTTGCAAGATAACCCTGCTCCGTCAATCGTTTCAGCCATTTCTTCTGGTTTTCGGATACTCTGCCCCGTTCTGCTTTCATCTCTATGTACAACCCGTGATACTGCCCACGTGCAACCGGCAAACACAAATCCGGTACGCCAGACTTTACACCAATATCTTTCCGCTGTTTGCCTTGTGCTGCATTGCATTTGATCTCATTCGGGATATGATACAGCAAATCTAACCCCGGATAGCGTATGCGATTGCTGGCATAGCACGACCACTCCATAACGGTTCTCTGATGTTGATATTCTGTCATTCCATCCTCCATCCGTACAGAGCCGCTTTAAATTCCTCCGGATTCAGATTGCGTTCTGTGCGTTCCTGCTTGCATGCCTTAATAGAGGTAAATAAAATTGTCTGAATCTTCCCTTGTAAGCAGCCCTGTATCCATCTGCCGGAAGTGCGGTTGTAGATTCCGTAAATCGGCTTTCGTTTCTTCTTTTTTCGGATTCCAAACAGATTTTCCGTTTCTTCCGATTCAAAACGAAACATCTTTTCCATTTCCAATTCTTCCGGTGTAAATTCCGGCTTCTCTGTGAAAGGCGGTTTTTGTTTCTGAACGACTTTCCGAACTGTGTCACCGGACACGTGAAAAGTTTCTTTGATTTGTTCCGTGGTCATCGTCCCATTGAAATATTCATCAGCAACTGCCTGCAACTTCTTTTCCTGCTCCAGCCAATGCATGATAATCGCATCTCGGAACGCACCCCGATATTTTTTAATGATCAGCCGTGTGTAATTGTATGACCGATGCAACTGCTTTGCGATGTCCTCAATGCATGCTTCATCCACATAGTAGCGATAGGCTGCTTCTGTCAGTTCTTTTTCTTTGCACATCTTCGGTACTTCCTTTCTCTTTCTTTCGGATTCTTTCGCTTCTCAGTCGCTCGAAGTGAATGTAATCGGCTGAATCATCTCCGGCAAAAAGTTGATCTCATAATGATATGGGTCAACATGTGCACCGCCTGATTCCTCCAGTTCCTTATTTAAAATTTCTGCTGCTTTTAGGGCGTTTTTCTTGGTGTCAAAAGCCACCATGCACGGATTTTCCCGTCTGGTACTGTAACTTATGTCATATCTGTCTAGAGAATGGTCAAAATAAACATGGGACTTTACTTCATCATCATCTTCGTAGTCTGGCACATAATCCGGACAGAGCATATCATGCAGCTGCTCCAACCGTAACAACAACCGCATTTTCTCTGCGACTTGTTCGGCACGCTCTTTTGCGGGGAAACAGTTACCGGCTGAAATAACACCCTCATCAAAACGTTCTTCATAATTAGTATACTTACAAACTTTAAAATCACATGAAAGTGTGAAATAATCTTGTTCATACGCTGGCTTCCACGACTTCGGCTCTTCCTGTTTCTTCTGTTTCTCTGCTTCCTTCTGCAACGCTTCCAGCTTTCCCAAAAAATCCGCTTTCAGGGCTTCCAGTTTCTTTTCGATGTCGTTCATTTTGATTCCTCCAGTTCCGCATTGAGTATGTCGGCTGCTTCCATAGCAGTTACAACGTCTCTAAAATAAACCAATGTGCTTTCTCCACTGCTTCTGTCGAAAAATGCTTGCATTTCCCCATCAGTATGATCAAACGCAACAAGGAATTTTGCTGCACCATCCCAATCCGGCTCATAGTCCGGACAAAGCTGGTCGTGCAGCTGTTCAAGCTGCAACAGTAACCGTATTTTCTTTGCAACTTGCTCAGCACGTTCTCTTGTTGGAAAGTAGTCGCCGGATAAGATACAAGATTCGTCAATATCATCTCCTATATAAATATACCGGACAACGTCAACAGCGTTTTCGATTGCAAAGTACGCTTCCCCATATTTCGGCTTCCATTTCTTTTCGATGTCGTTCATTTATTTCACAACCTCTCTGTTTAATATCGCTGCCACTTTATCAGCTGTTTCGAAGCTATCAAAATAAACCTCATAAACAGATTTTTCAGAATAAGTACAAGTGGAAACCATTCTATCTTTTTCACAGTCAAAATGAACTGCGATTTTCGGGGTGTCATGGTCATTCCAGTCTGGTTCAAATCCCAGGCAGAATTGATCGTGCAACTGCTCCAGTCGAAATAGAAATTCCAACTTCTTTGAAACCTGCTCCGCACGTTCTGCTGTTGCAAAGCAGTTTCCAACCATCATATAATCAAGATCGTCTCCTTCTTCGAAAATGCATTCAGTAACCCCATAAACGGCATCAACAGCAAAAAACGGTTCTCCATAGTCAGGCATCCAAAATTCTGATTCTGTCTGCTCCTGCTTCGTTGCCGCTTCTTTTTGCAGACTGTCCTGTGATGACGGTTTCTCTTGTAACATTTTCTTCAAGTCTGTCATTTCGTTTTTTATGATTTCGATTTCCTTTTGAATGTCTTGAATGTCACCCATTTTCGCCTTTCTATTCCTCAGTTTCACGTTTTCTTTCATTCTTTTCCTTTCTTCCTCTTCCTTTTTTACAATTGCATTTCTTCTCTCACAATTGCAACATGGAAGAGAATTTCTGTCTTTCTCATTAGACGGGCAATCTTCACCGCAATTCATGCCACTATGCCTCCTTTTTCCTGCTTCCAAATACAAAATCTTGATTTTTCCTTCCTCCGTTTCTACCTTAACAGATCACTTAGTATAGCGAATGGAGCTATCACTATTGTTAATGCAATCCACAGAATGCCCGTTATGATGTCTACAGCCTGCAATAGAGCATACAGAAACATAGTTCTAAGCAGTCTGAATACGGACTTCTTCTTTTCTACGATACGCTCTCTGTGGTTCTTCCATATATGCAGGCTTCCTTTCAAATCAAGCAAACAATCCGCTGCAAAGTGAAGAAAAATACCATGATTCACCTGTATTTTTTTCTTGCACAGTTTGCAGGTTTTGCAAGAATAAATTGGTTTCATTTTAACTCCTCCCATGATTTTTACACTTTTTACCTTTGTTATAGCCAAACCATGTTGACCAATATCCCTGATGATATTTCCGATCCTGCACTGCCCAAATATAGATTGTCTTCAGCGGATTGTAATAGATTTTCCCGTTCCGCTTTCTTTCTTCGATTCTGTTTTGGTAAAATCTGTACGCATCTGCACCAAATTCCAAGATTACAGTGCGTTCGGTCAAATTCTCCGGAATTTCTACATACATTTTTATTTCACCTCTCCCAGCAGCTTTTCTACTGTGTCTTGGTATCGCCATTTGCAATGCACATTGCATTCATCGTAATCATCGCAATAGCATTCATCACAATATTCACGACCAATGCATTCATCGCCTATTTCTTGGCTAACATCAACACACTCTCTAAAAAGTTGTTCCGCATCCCTTGCGACAAGTTTCAACAGCTTTTTGAGTTTCTCATTCTCTTCTTCCAGTTCAATGATGTATTCATCTTTGTGATCACAATGAACGCAACACAATCCGGAGATGTTTGCAAACGGGCTTTTGATGTCCTTATTAACTCTCCACTGACTTGTTCTCTTTATAATCTGCTTCTGTTTCTCGTTTTCCTGCTCCAGCATCTTGTTTCGCTGTTCGAGCAGTTCCACGGTTTGTTCCAGCGGCTGAATCGTTCCAAGCAGCGTTTGTTTGATCTCATGCATTGCATCTTCATCATCGCAAGCACGCTTGTTCCATTCTGTCGCATATTCGCCGATATAACCCTTTTCAACATTTGCATCGCCTGCTCCAAGGGAAAATTGCGTGCAAAGTTCATCCAATATGCAGTATCCTTCTTTAAACGGATTATAATCTTCATGTATAAAGTACATGTGTCTATGCTTTTTGCCATCTCTGCCTTTAAAAATATTTTTGCAAAACTGCATTTTCCGACCGCAGAACGGACACGGTTTCAGCTTGTCACCGAATGCTTTTTCCTTTTCTTCGGCAGCCTTTTGCCGTCTGTTCCAATCCTGACAAGCCTTGTACTTGTTTGCAAACCGTTCTCCGAAGCTGTTGTGCACCACATTTTCAGAGCAAAACAGCTTGTAGCAATGATTCTCTTTTTCCGGATCTCTGCCGTAAATGTCATTGATTTTTGGAATAGCCCCACAAATTGCACAGGGCATCAGATGTTCGACCAGTTTTCCCATTTTTCATTTCTCCTTTTCATTTATATCAAAAGTCCACGCTTCGCAGGCGTGTAAAACACCTTTTCTTTCGAATGGTTTGCTGTATACGGTTCTGATAATGTGTTCCCCCTGTGCAACAATTGCTTTCACGCCAAGCAAACTAAGCTGCACATAGCACATGTAGACCGCTGTCCAGTCTAAATCCTGACAAACCACATCCAGTACCCTTTGATAATTGATTCCCTTTTCCTGCAATACCTGTGCTGCGGCGATGACCATTCCACCGCTACCGCAGGTAGGCTCACAGAGCGAAAGCTTCTTGTTTTCGTCTATGGTATCTGGCAACGTCAGTCTTGCAGTTGCCAGACTGACACTGTACGGCGTGAAAAACTGTCCGGAATTTTTATTTCCGCCGATGCTTTCCATATAGACTTCACCCAGCACATCACCAAGCCCTTTTTCATATGTAAGTATCAGCATTCCAGCCATTTCAGCCATTTTCATCCGTTCTTCTTTGCCGTATCTGTTCATCGTTGCAAGATACTGTTCTTCCCGTTGCTGCCACAGATTGTCGTGAAATATCTGCACACTGTTGCTGATCGACAGTGCAACACACTGTATCCAATCAGCAAACACCACCTGCGGAGCATATTTTCCGGACATCTGCTTGATGCAGGCTGCTATTTGTTTTTTCGTAAGACCACCCCTCATATCACATATTTGTCATGTGCTGCTTCCAAATCCTTTTCCGTCAGGTCTAAATACAGCTGTGTTGTTCCCAATTCTTCATGTCCAAGCATCTTAGAAACCTGCTCGATTGGCATCCCACGACATAAAGCAAATGTTGCACAAGTACGCCTGAATCTATGGGCATGACATTTTTCAACGCCTGCTCGTGCCCCAATCCTGCGAATCAGACTGGATAACGGATCTCTACCACCATGCCCATCCGGATTCACAAGTTGCTTATACCGATACCAATTCCCGTTTTTCAGCTTTTGAAGTTCTTTTGCTCGTTCTTCATTCGAAGACCCTGCAACAATAGATGCCGGATTCAAATAAGGGTTGTCATCTTCTCGTTCTGAAAGGTAATTTTTTATAGCAAGTTGTGCCTTTGCGTTCAAGTACACATATCGTTCTTTCTTCCCTTTCCCGAAAATCAGGATTCTTCCGTTGCTTTCAATATCTGAAATCTTGATTTGTGCAAATTCTGAGATTCGGCAAGCAGTCGAAAGCAGTACTTCAACAATCATTGTTTCCCGTGCATTTTCACATGCTCCACGAATCAATTCAACTTCCATTTCTGTAAAGGCAGCTTTTTTATTCTTTTCGCACTTGATTCTTGGGCATTTCAATGTTGGGGAACGCACAATCAGTTCTTCTTCTGCCAAAAACTTAAAAAATGAACTCAAATACCGCAAAAGTGTGTTGCAATAGCTCAACGAAACATGATCTCGCATCTGCTTAGTTGCCAAATAATAACGAATATCATCGCTGGTAACTTCATCCGCAGTTTTTCCAATCTCACAAAGGACTTTCCAAACTGTATTTCTATATTGTTCCAACGTCCTTTTCGTGCATCCGCAAACAGCTTTGGCAACGATAAACCGCTTGATATATTCCTGATTCTTTCCACCGTTGTATTCCACGATTGCAGTTTCTTTCTGCACAAGGTCGTACTGATAAAGTTCCCGAATCAAAATGTTCTTCACGATGTTTTCGCTGCCGCTGTACTGTTTGGACACCTCGAACACAATTTTGTTGATGATGTCATCCTTCTGCATCTTCCCATTTCACCCTCTGTCCGCAGTCCGCACAATACCGTACCTGCTTGTCTGTATGCTGCAAGTTTCCGCATGCTCTGCACGTCCACCAAACATATCCATCCATCAGTGTAGATGTTTCCACGTTTTCCGGAGCGGTCGGAACGGCTTTTTCTCTTGCTTCGTCCAGTTCCGCAAAAAGCCCGTCATAGCGTTCCAAAATCTCATACGGGGAAATATCGTGATACTCCCACAACGCTGTATTGATTGCTCTTGCACATTCCGGCTTCATTGCCTTACCGGAACCTTCCCCAAACAGAATCTCTTGAATTCCCTGCCATTCGTCAAAGTCCAGCATGTCCATGTCGGTTTCTACCGCATAATCGACCTGCTCCGGAAATGGAATTTCATTTTCAAACAGGTTTACGACCATAGAATACACATACCGAACAGAGCCAAAGGGATGTTCTGCCTGCTCTTTTTCCGTAGTTTCCTTTAGGAAGCACGTTTCCGGAGTATGTACAATGCCGCTTCCCTGATTCAGCATCCACTGAACAATTTTATTTCTTCTCTCACTCATCGCTTTTCCTTCCATACGCTTTTGGAAACGGCATCCACGCCACGACATCATCCAAGGTAACCACACC